AAGATATATATGATCTCTTTACCGATGCGTCCTCTGTTGATAAAGACGATCTAAAATTATCTGCTAGACAGCTATCAAGAGCTATAACAAATCATGTTGTAAACAGGTTACTTGAAAGTAAACAACCTAAAAGGAAAAGAACCTTAAGGATGTCTCAGGTGGGTAAACCTCTGAGGCAACTCTGGTATGATTTAAAGGAATATCCTGTTAATGAAAAACCTTTACCTCATAATCAGATTAAATTTCTGTACGGAAATATTCTTGAAGAGCTTTTACTTTTCTTAGCTAAAGCTGCTGGTCATACTGTTGAGGAGGAACAAAAGAAAGTTGAACTGGACGGTGTAAGAGGACATAAGGATTGTCGTATTGATGGCGTAACAGTAGATGTAAAGAGTGCTTCTTCTTATTCCTTTAAAAAGTTTGAGAGCAACACAGTGGGACAGGATGATCCCTTTGGATATATCTCACAACTTTCAGGCTATGCACAAGCAGAAGGAGATAGGGAAGCTGCTTTCCTAGCTATTGATAAACAGAATGGGAAGCTGGCTCTTTCACCTCTACATGAACTTGAATTTGATAATGTATCTCAAAGGATAGGAAAAATTAGAAAGGCTTTGGATTCCGATATCCCACCTGAGAGATGCTATTCAGATGTACCAGAAGGTAAAACAGGAAACAGAAAGCTTAGTATTGGTTGTAGTTATTGCCCTTATAAATTCTTTTGTTGGAGTGATATAAATGAGGGTAGAGGTTTAAGAACATTCCGTTATGCAAATGGTCCTAGATTTTTTACAAGGATTGTTAAACAGCCTAACGTAGAAGAAATTCCTTCTGGAATGACAAATGAAAACTAAGTATAAATCTCAGCTAGAGGTTGATACAGCAAAACATCTTAAAGAAAATAAGATGAAAGCACGTTACGAAAAGAAACGACTCCCCTATCTTTGGGTAGAGGAGAAGCATTATATACCAGACTTCTTTCTATCTAATGGGGTGATACTGGAATGTAAAGGAAGGTTCACTCTTGCAGATAGAAAGAAGATGCTGTTCATTAAAGAGCAGTATCCAGACATGGACATCAGGTTTGTCTTCTCTAATCCAAAACAGAAGCTTTGGAAAAAAGGAAAGATGACCTACGGTAGGTGGTGTGAGAAGAACGGATATCTATATTGTAAAGCAGCAGAAGGAATTCCTGCAGACTGGTTACAGTAGGATGTCTGTAACAAAGAAAATTGCATCCCAAACCCTAACCCCTAGAGAAACAGTTGCCACCCCAGAATCATTTTTATTTATGTCTGTTATTCTTCAGGCTCTTCTTGATGCGATAACAGAAGAAAGTCTTATTCCAGATAAAAGAAAATCTTTAAATAAAGAAAGAGCACTGGCTTGGTTCTATGCAAGCATTGGTGTAACAGCTTCTGACTTTGAAGAAGTATGTGACCTAGCAAACATTGACCCAACACAAATGAAAACTTTTGCACTTGATGTAATCACTTCAAATAATAAAAAACATATGAGAGAAAAAATTAATTTATTATTTTCTCGCCGCACACAGTAACAACTTAGAGGAAGGCACAACCATGAAACCATTAGATAAGCAGGTTGGAGGAGAACATTATAGAAGTTGTAAGATACAACCAGTAGAATATATTTATGCAAACAACCTTGACTATTTTGAGGGTAATGTGATAAAATATATAACCCGTCACAGAATGAAAGGTGATGGAGCCGCAGACATCAAAAAAGTTATTCACTACGCAGAATTAATTCTACAATTAGCTTACAACGAGAAGCCAGAGGGGGGAGTTGATGTTTAAATCCAATAAAAATCCACAGTTCCGATCCAAATTTTCAGAAGATATATTTAATACAAAGTACTATCATGCAGGTGCTGAGACTATGTATGAACTGGCAGCAACTCTGGTTGAGGATGTGTGTCAGGACAAGATGACTACCTCAGAAAAGACAGAGCTTACAAATCATATAGCAGAATTAAGATTTATTCCGGGGGGTAGGTATTTATATTACGCAGGAAGAGAGAAGAAGTTTTTTAATAATTGTTATCTCTTAAAATGTGAGGAAGACACCAGAGAAGATTGGGCTAATCTTTCTTGGAAGGCTGAATCCTGTCTGATGACAGGTGGTGGAATAGGTTCTGACTACTCAGTGTACAGAGCAGAAGGTAAAGGACTTGGAGGAACAGGTGGTATTGCTTCTGGACCTATTCCTAAAATACAAATGATAAATGAAATTGGTAGAAGAGTTATGCAGGGAGGTAGTAGAAGGTCTGCAATTTATGCAAGCCTGAATTGGAAGCATGAGGATATATATAAATTTCTTTCTTCTAAAAACTGGAAGGATATGCCGATAGGGAATACAGGACAGACTTTGTTTGATGTTAAACAAGATGACTTTAATTTTCCTGCCCCCTTAGACATGACAAATGTAAGTGTTAATTATGACACAGAATGGTTATTAAACTTTTGGAAAACAGGAGAGGTAGGAGATGTCTTTAGGACAAATATACGTCAGGCTTTGTCAACAGCAGAACCGGGCTTTAGTTTCAATTTCTTCGACAAGGAAAAAGAAACGCTACGAAATGCTTGTACAGAAGTTACGTCAGAAGATGATTCAGATGTGTGCAATTTGGGAAGTCTTAATTTTGCTAGGATTGATGATCTTAATCAGCTTAGAGACGTGGTAGAATTAGCTACAAAGTTTCTTCTTTGCGGTACACTCAGAGCACAACTACCATATGATAAAGTTTATGAAGTAAGAGAAAAGAATAGAAGGCTTGGTCTAGGATTGATGGGTCTGCATGAGTGGTTGATACAAAGAAATAGCAAGTATGAAACTACAGAAGAGATGCACCGTTGGTTGAAAGTTTATGAGGCAGAGTCTGATAGGATTTCTGATTCCTTTGCAGATGAATTAGGAATTTCCAGACCTGTAGCTAAACGTGCAGTAGCACCTACAGGAACAATAGGTATTATTGCTGGTACATCTACTGGGGTTGAACCTATCTTTGCTGTCTCTTATAAAAGAAGATACCTGAAAAATAGAAGGTGGCATTACCAGTATGTTGTAGATAGTGCGGCTCAAGAAATGATTGACTTGTATGGAACAGACCCCAACAAAATAGAATCAGCAATGGACTTGGCTACAGATTATGAAAGAAGATTATCTTTCCAAGCTAACATACAGGAATATGTGGACATGAGTATTTCAAGTACAATCAATCTCCCACCGTGGGATACTAAAGAAAATAATGAAGATTTAGTAGAGCCTTTTGCTCAGACACTAGCTAGGTATGCTCATAGACTTAGAGGATTTACCTGTTTTCCTGATGGAAGCAGAGGCGGACAGCCTCTAACCGTTGTGTCTTATAAAGAGGCAGTAGATAAACTTGGTGAAGAATTTGAAGATAACATACAGGCTCATGATATTTGTGAGATCACTGGTTCAGGTGGGGTATGTGGAGTTTAGCTCTTGTAGCTCAACTGGATAGAGCGACAGACTTCTAATCTGTAGGTTGTGGGTTCAAGTCCTTCCAAGAGCACCAATATTTTTTGTTGACAGTAGAGAGAAAATATGAGATAATAAATAAATCAAGGCTTGGTCTGTGCCTCCCGACTACTCCTATTAACTAGGGTAGCGAGAAGAAATCGGGCTACAGACTATCCTTGGAAATGCCTTGTTGGGTTTCCAAAACATCTTGCGAAAGGAGATAAAATGTTTACTGCTCACACACTGAATCACAGTATAGGATTAACAAAGTTTATGGACGATCTGCAGCATATGCAGTCTCTTCCAGAAAAAAATAAAGTGTTTCCCCCTCATAGGATTGTAGCAACTGGTGGAAATAATGAAGCAGGGGAATTTAATATGTATATATTAACTCTTGCATTAGCTGGATATTATAAAGATAATATTTCTGTTAAATTAATTGAAGAGGGTACTCTTAGAATTTCTTCTGAAGGAGAAAAATTAAAAGATACAAAAGAAACCCAATACTTATATAATGGTATAGCGTGTCGTTCTTTTACAAAAGATTTTAAACTTTCTCCTTACATGACTGTAAAGAGTGTTTCTTTTAAGGACGGTCTGTTACATATATATTTAGAACATAAACTACCAGAGGAGAAGAAACCTAAAATATTCACAATTAACTAGAGGAGTGGAGGGGTATAAAGCCCTTCCTATTTTTAATGGCTTTTAAATTTACACCAGTAGAAGCACAGGTCATAGATGTATTTTGGTCCCAAATATCTCCATTGTTTGAGAAAATTATAGAGAAAGAAGGTATGGGGAGAGAAACACTAGCTTCTTTAAAAGAAAAGATTAAAGAAAGATATCTACTAGTGTGGATAGGCTGGGAGGACTCTGCCAATAATATTGTTGCTGCTTACTGTACTCAAATTATAGAGTATCCTACAAAACGTATATGTCAATGGGGTTATATGTCAGCAAAAAATAATGAGATGTCTAGGTGGGAAGAA